TAATTGTAGAAGGCATAATTATTATGAGTAGGAGTTACAGAATTGTAAACTGCTCTGCTCTGAACCACTATTTGTGGTGTGAAAGGAAAAACAACGCCGCCATCAACTCTAAGAACTTCAGCAGGTCCTTTTAGGTAAAATGGCGGAATTTTAATTTTGACACGAAGATCTCTACTAGGCGAATATCCACTTTGTTCACTTTGTATCTTAAACGAAGGTTCTCCTCCTGGATTAAGCAAACCCTTAAGACGCCTTAGTTGTGGACCAATACCAATTGCATCTCCTAGATTTTCAACAAAGTTATTTCCTAGGTCAGTAAATGCATCTTTGGTATTTTTTGCAAACTCACCTGGGTTCCAACTTTCTTGTATACGGGATGCCGCTCTACTAAAAATGTTATTTTCGTTTTCACCTGCCATAATATTTTGGCTCCTTTTTCTACAAATATTTATTGCATTTATTAACTGCGTATATTATAATACTACTTACATATGGAGAAAACCATGAGAAAAGTAAAATATTTGAACAACAGGGATCTGCTTAAACAGATTCACAAAAGCAAGAACAGTTTTAGTTCCTTTACAGACGATGAATACGCACAATATGATATTATTCTATCAAGTTTAGATAAGGTAAACAGACTAACAGTAGCAGAAGCAAAGCGTAATCGTGCTGATCGTATTGGAAAACAAGCATACGAAGCCGCACGTGAATCAGGCGATAAAAAGACAAAATTAGCAGAAGTTACACCAGATTGGCGTAAAATTGAAAAAACAGATTTGATCTTTAGAATTATGACATTTGATCATATTCCGCTGGCACCTGGACGCAAACGCAAAACAAAAACCAGGGCAGATGAACATGAGAAAGTTAACTTTCCTCCGTTTCAGCACTGGAAGTATGATGACCATGATAATTTAATTTGTGTTGGTAAAAGCCATTGGCAGGGTGGTATGATTAATGGACAATTTAACAAAGACCATGGACGCATTACAGAAGAACTAGGCAGAATGTTCCTAAAACTTGCTGATCGTTATGGTACACGTTCTAACTGGCGTGGTTATACCTACAATGATGAAATGCGGGCACAGGCTGTGTTGCAACTTTCACAGATTGGATTGCAGTTTGACGAAAGCAAAAGTGAAAATCCGTTTGCATATTATACTGCGGCGGTTACCAATTCATTTACAAGAGTATTAAACATAGAAAAGAAGAATCAAAATATTAGAGACGACATTCTACAGGAAAATAACCTTAATCCATCCTTTACTAGACAAAATGAACACGTGTTCAAAGAGGATAAGGAAAAACTTGCAGAGTTCTATAAAAGCATTAGACGTCCAAAAGCAGACTATTGAGGTTGACAAACACAATAGTTTTCTCGTATAATATTTTAGATTAGTATAGGGAAAGGCATGACACAATTATTCAAAAAGGCCGCAGTGTTTACAGATATACATTTCGGACTTAAAAGTAATTCAAAAATTCACAACGACGATTGCGAACGTTTTATAGATTGGTACATTGAAACAGCAAAAGCACAAGGCTGTGATGTGGGACTTTTCACAGGTGATTGGCATCACAACAGAAGTGCGTTAAATTTAACCACAATGGATGCCAGTTTACGTTCACTGGAAAAACTAGGTAAAGCATTTGATAATTTTTACTTTTTTCCAGGCAATCACGATTTATACTACAAGGACAAAAGAGATATTCACTCTGTAGTATTTGGCAAACACGTGCCAGGTATTACTGTGATTACGGAACCACAGATAATTGATGATGTTGCTTTGGTTCCATGGTTGGTAGGAGAAGAATGGAAAGAAGTTGCAAAGATGAAGTGCAAATATATGTTTGGACACTTTGAACTTCCTAACTTCAAAATGAATGCTATGGTTGAAATGCCCGACACAGGCGAAATCAAAGCAGAAGATTTTGCTAACCAAGAAATGGTGTTCACAGGCCACTTCCACAAACGACAACAACGCAAAAACATCTACTACATCGGCAATGCCTTTCCACACAACTATGCAGATGCTTGGGATGATGAACGCGGTATGATGGTGTTGGAATGGGGAGGTGAGCCTGAGTTCATCGACTGGTCAGACTGTCCTAAATATAGAACAATACCACTTAGTAGGTTGTTAGATAAGACAGAAGAAATACTTGCTCCTAAAAATTTATATCTACGTGTTACACTTGATATTGATATTAGTTACGAAGAAGCAAACTTTATCAAAGAAAACTTTAGCAAGCAATATGACATTAGAGAAATTGCACTACTACCTGATACTAGTGCAGATGACGAAATGAACAAACTAGAACCTGGTGAAATTGATTTTGAATCGGTGGATCAAATTGTAACAGATCAAATAACAAAAATAGATAGTGAAACATACAAGCCTAACTTGTTGTTGGATATCTATAGAGGATTGTAATGTTTAAGATTAAGACACTAACAGTTAAAAACTTCATGAGTGTGGGGAATCAAACCCAAGCAGTGGATTTTGATAAAAATCTGCTTACGCTTGTGCTGGGTGAAAACTTGGATCTAGGCGGAGATGACGCAGGATCACGTAATGGTACAGGTAAAACAACAATTATTAATGCATTAAGTTATGCATTGTATGGCGAAGCACTTACTAAAATTCGCAGAGAAAATTTAATTAACAAAACCAACGGCAAAGGTATGTTGGTTACTGTAGAGTTTCAAACCAATGGACAAAACTATAGAATTGAACGTGGACGTAAGCCTAATATTCTTAAATTCTATAAGGAAGACGTTGATGTAACCGCAGACGATATTGACGAATCGCAGGGCGATAGTCGTCAAACACAAGAAGATATTAATAGATTACTGAACATGACACATACCATGTTCAAGCATTTGGTGGCGCTCAACACGTACACAGAGCCTTTCCTTTCCCTCAAGCCTAATGATCAACGTGAGATCATTGAGCAGTTGTTGGGCATCACCATCTTATCTGAAAAAGCAGAACGCCTAAAAGAAGAACAGAAAAAAGTGCGTGATGCTATGAGTGAAGAAGAAGCACGTATCAAAGGTGTCGAAACTGCAAATAAAAAAGTGCAGGAATCCATTGACAATTTAGAAATTAAATCTAAAGCATGGGACGCAAACAAAGCAGAAGAAATTGCAAAATTAACCAAAGCAATAGCAAGCCTTGCAACCGTTGACATTGATGCTGAAATTCAAGCACACAAAGATAAAAAAGAATGGCAAACGCAAAACACTGAACAAACAAATCTAAACAAAGAAAAGGCAAGTTTAGAAAGCAGTTTGTTACGTGCTGAACGCACACATTCTAAATATGAAAAAGAATTGCAGGACATCGCAAGCAAAAAATGTTATACTTGTGGACAGGAACTGCATGACGAAACACATCAAACAATTCTAGCAGAAAAAGAAAATGATGTAAAAGAAAGTCAAACCTATATTGATGGTATCACAATACAACTTAAAGATGTTCAACAAAAACTAGATGACATAGGTGACATCAATGGTTGTCCTAACACATTCTATGATACCAGCGAAGAAGCATATAATCACAGAAACAATCTTGCAAGTTTAGAAGAACGTAAAGTTGAAAAAGAATCTGAAAAGAATCCCTATTCTGAACAGATGGAAGAACTGCGTGAACAAGCACTACAAGAAATTACATGGGATCAAATGAATGCTCTTTCTGAAATGAAGGAACACATGGATTTCCTTTATAAGTTGTTAACCAGCAAGGATTCATTTATACGTAAAAGAATTATCGATCAGAATCTAGCGTTCTTAAACAAAAGACTACAGTTCTATTTAGAACGCACAGGATTACCGCATCAGGTTGTGTTTTTGAATGATTTAACTGTTCAAATTACAGAACTGGGACGTGACCTAGACTTTGATAACCTCAGTAGAGGTGAACGAAATAGACTTATCTTATCTCTAAGTTGGGCGTTTCGTGATGTTTGGGAAAGTCTATATCAAAGCATTAATCTATTGTTTATTGATGAACTTATTGACAACGGACTCGATGCCGCTGGTGTTGAAAGCAGTATTGGTATACTTAAAAAGATGGCTAGAGATAGGCAGAAAAATATCTATCTCATTTCGCACAAAGATGAACTATCTTCACGTGTGAATAACATTTTGAAGGTAATTAAGGATAACGGGTTCACTTCGTACAGCAATGATACGGAGGTCGTTAATGCCTAAATCTACCCATGAGTTGCTGGTTCAAGCAATGATGGATTACTATAACACACAAGAACGCTTTGAAGCAAAAGGGTTCGACGAAACTGGTCGCAAGGCTAGGGTCATCCTTAGTGACATACGCAAATTGGCTACAGAAAGACGCAACGAAATACAGGCAAAACGCAAGGCTTTAAAGGCAGTAAAAAAAGCAACCAAGGGTCAAAACCAGAATCTAGACACCGAAAATTAAGGCACGGTAAGTATCACTATGGAGTGGACTTATCAGGGCAAAATAGTGCAAGAACTTCCCGCAGATTGCGAAGGATTTGTATACCTGATAACAAACACAACCAACAATCGCAAGTATGTAGGCAAAAAACTAGCAAAATTCAAAAAAACCAAGCCACCGCTCAAAGGCAAAAAAAACAAACGAAGAAGCAAAGTCGAAAGTGATTGGAGAGACTATTGGGGATCTTCAGAACACTTACAGGCAGATGTAGAGGCACTAGGTCCAGAAAAATTCACACGAGAAATTCTTCACTTTTGTAACAGCAGAGGCTTAATGGGTTATCTAGAGGCAAGAGAACAATTTGAACGCAGAGTATTAGAAACTGATGAATATTACAACGGAATTATTAATGTTAGGGTTGGCGGTTCAAAAATTCTCAAAGAAGCACTCCAAAAACTAGGCAAATAAAAAACAGCACATAAGGTTGGCGGGCCAGTTTGCAAATACCGCTGAGTAAAAGGTCCCCTGAGAAGGACACTCGTACACGTTGATCGACCACCACTGTGAGGTAAGCCATCAAAAGAATTGGGCCTACTGGTTAGCGTAGATTGAATGCTGTCAGTCGAAAACACTATGTTTGAAAAAACTCTCCGCAACGGAACGAGGCGGGAGGTAGCGTAGGAATCCGCGAAGCGGTTCGCGCCAGCGAAAAGCGGTTTAAGCAGATTTTTATGTGATGTCGGTGTAGGTAGGGGAAAGGCCGGAGCCCCACAAACGTGTGTATAAACAAACACCTACTTCCAAGTCTTGGCTGTGACGAACTCACATGATGTTCAAGATTAGATGGAACCCTTTAACAGGTTCCGTCTGACTGAAACAATCTACATGATGCTAAATTGCTTCGCAATTACAACTTCCATATAATCAAAAGAAAAAGTGGTGTTTGAGCGATAGCGAAAAACACAAGTGAACGCAGTTCACTTACACATTATACCAATCCAATGAGTTACATCATCACAAGGATCATCAATGTAAATCAGGATCTCTTCCGAAACCAGGTTTAATCGCACTTACTTTGATCTCCTTGATGTCGTACTCTTTGTGTGGATTATTAATTTTATAACATTCCACTATGGTATTTGCTTCTTCCTGTGAGTGTGCTGTTGTTAACTCAACACCATCCTCATATACTACATACTTTGTTATCATAGCAAGAATATTTAGAAACATAGTTAGCGTAATTAAACTGTGCTATTTGGTTTTTTGCCATTTAAATGGTGGCAGTATAAATAACATTAGGAGATTAGGTTATGAAAATTAATGAATTTGCAATTATCAATGAGTCCAAAAAGGTCAACGAAGCACCAATGGGCATGCTTAAACGTGCTGGATTGGGCATTGCTAGTAAATTTGGCAGTGCTAAAGCGGCTGGTAAACTGGAAACGGGTAAAACCGCTAACCTAATTAAAAAGGCCTTTGAAAAGCACTTGGGCGCCACAGGCGGTGAAGCAAGTGCAGAAGAACTAATTGCATTTCTAAAACTTAACAAATATCCCACAGACGGTGTAGAACAACTGGCAAAACAAATGGCCAGCAAACCACAAAAAGACGCAATGCCACAGGGTCCTGCGGGCG